TATGTGGTACAATGATGACGATGTTGTTGACGAAGCAGAATACCAAGGACGTAAAGTAAAACTTGGTAAGCCTATGCAAGGTGATGTTAAGAAGTTTAAAGTTTATGTTAAGAATCCAAAAGGTAATGTAGTTAAAGTTAACTTTGGACACGGCGGAAGTAGTGTTAAAGGCAAAGCAATGAAAATTAGAAAGAATAATGCAGCAGCAAGACGTTCTTTCAGAGCAAGACACAACTGTGATAATCCTGGTCCACGTCATAAGGCACGTTACTGGTCATGTAGAAAGTGGTAAGTTATGAAAATATTCGAAGTAGTAGAACCAAATTTTGATATAGTTGACGATACTAGCGTTTATATGCGTAATGACCCTGAGTTTTATCGTAAGGAATATTTTCCTGCGATGGCTAGTATGGCGGACATGCACAGTAGAGGTAAACCAGTAGATTCACATAAATCATTATCTGGATTAGTCGACAAAGGCTGTACGAGTTACTGTAAAAAATACAATTTAGCAAGACACCCTGACGAAGTATACACCCAAGAACACAGAGATGCTTTAATTGATAAACTGTTTTCAGAAGAAATGGAACTAATTAAGCAAGGTGAATACAAATGAGACTAAGAGAATTATTCGAAGCACCAGCAACAGCAGTAATGGCATTTGGAAGAATGAATCCTCCTACTATAGGGCATGCTAAATTAGTAGATGTAGTTAAAAGCCAAGGCGGTGATCCTTTTATATTCTTAAGTCAAAGTCAAAAACCTAAAACAGATCCGCTATCCTTTAATGACAAATTGCGTTATGCTAAGTTTTTCTTTCCAGAAGTTACTATCGGTAATCCAGAAGTAAAAACAATTATACAAGCACTACAAAAAATAGAATCACTAGGCTACCAACAATTAATTTATGTTGCAGGCAGTGATCGTATTTCGTCATTTGAAGAACTAATTAACAAATATAATGGTAAAGATTACAACTTCAAGTCAATTAAAGTTGTAAGTGCAGGCGAACGTGACGCAGATGCTGAGGGTGCAGAAGGCATGAGTGCAAGTAAACTAAAGAAACTTGCAGCTGAAGGAAAACTTGAAGACTGGACAGACGAAACAGGTAAAAAACAACCAGGCTTTAGGAGTGGTGTTCCTAAACCAGAAGTGGCAGACGAAATGTTTGCCGCAGTACGTAAAGGTATGGGCGTTATGGATGCTGTACCTGCTGAAAGTGTAGAAGAAGCAGAAGTAACACCAGGACAAACATTACCTAAGCAAATTAAAGTAATTAAAATGCCTACACCTCCACAAGCACCTACTGGTCCAGATGGAACAGGCGAGGACGGAACACGTATTGGTACTACTCCAAAAGGTAATAGAAGTGTTTCAAGTGGTGCAGGAACATATATTTTTACACCAAAAGGCGAGTTGATGTTGTATATGACTCCTAAGATAGGCGGACTACAACAAACACATAATATTAAGAAACAAACTGTTACTATAAACTTTGGTTCTGGAACGGTAGATCAAAAAGCAACTTATGATATGAGTGGGAAACTTTTAAGTCGTGATACTACATCAATTAAAAGCGGTACTATGGGCGTAAGTGTTGACAAAGACAAAGGTGCAACAGTTGACATGACAACTTTGTCCGGTAAAAAACATAGTATTAATAGTAAAGATCCAAAAAAGTATAATAAACTTGCCGCATTGAAAAAAGATCAAGATCAAGATTTAGATGATTTTAAGAAAGCTAACACTGCTACTCTTGCTAAAATGGGTATTAAAAGATAATGTATACTAGTATTGATGAGCTTAAGAAACTTGCTGGTGTAAACGAATTTAAAGGTTACACAGAGTACACTCTTGAGAATATCAGTGATGCAGCAGCTTCTAATCGCAAGAAAGAAAAAGCACAAAATATTAAACCAGGTGACAAAGAATGGTTTAAACTTTGGTTTAGCCTTCCACACATGACCGGCGCAACATTTAGAGGACGTAAATAATGAGAATATTTGAAATTACAAGTGAAAAATATACTGGGCCTTTAAGTGACAAGCAAAAAGAATTACTTAAAAAAGGATATAAATTAGATAAGGACGGAGTGCCTTATTGGGAGCCGGACGGAGATAAAGTAAGTCCTTTTTATCAAGATGAATTAGGGCCAGGTTGGGATAAAGCAAGTTTAGATAAAGATGGTGACGATATTATACCTGGCTCAAGCGACTTTTTTGACAAGGCTAGAAAAGATCCTAATAGTAGTTATAAGGCAAATACTACAACAGACTTTAAAGGCGGCGGTTATAAACAAACATTTGCGCCTGTAATTAAAAAAGGAAAGCTCATAAAGCCAGAGAAGGTAGTAAACTTTCCTAATGTAAATGCAAAAGTAAGCACAACAACACAGAAGAAAAAAGGTGGTAAACTCAAAACAGATGTGAAATTTAAAGGCAATCTATAATGAGATACAACGATATCAAAGAAGGTGTTGGCCGCATTACAAAGCAAAATCAAACTGTTGATGTAGGACCTAGTGAAATTAAAACCCAAGCTGCAAAGTTTGGAAATAAAGTAGACAAAGATGGTCGTCCACCTACACTATCAAAAAAAGTAAAAGGTTCTAAAACAAATGTATTGTTTAACTTAGGTATGTCTGAATCTATTTCGGTTGACAACCTATATGAAAACGTGCTATACTTCAGACAAATGAAAGAAAATTTAGGCGAAATAGCACAGGCAACAGAAATATATGTAGACATGGACGGCGTACTTGCTGACTTCTTTGGCGAGTGGGCTAAACTAATGAAAGTTGATCATTATTCAAAAATCGACGATATTGATATTAATGTAGCACTACAAAAGATTCGAGACACAGACGAGTTTTGGTTAAATCTTCCATTACTTCCACAAGCAAAACAACTTCTTTCAGTTATAAAACAAATCAAAGGTGAATACAACATATGTAGTACGCCGTTGGCAGACGATCCTAATTCAGAGCCACACAAGCGTGAATGGATTAAAAGAAACTTAGCATTTTTTCCTCCTAAAAATGTATACATCACACACAACAAACCACAATACGCAACCAAAGAAGATGGTACACCTAACATACTAATTGACGACTTTGGTAAAAATGTCGATGCGTGGGAAGCTGCAGGTGGTACAGGATTCAAATACAAAGATCATAAATTTGAACGCACAGCAAAAGATCTGCAACAGCATTTAAATGCAAAAGTTCATGATAATATGGCAGAGAACTTTGCTGATGGTAAGAAAAAAGGCAAAAGCAGACCAGGGCGTGTAAAGCGTTCAGGTGCTAGTTGTAATGGTAGCGTAACAGAATTAAGAGCTAAAGCTAAAAAGGCAAGCGGTGAACGTGCTAAAATGTATCACTGGTGTGCTAATATGAAAAGTGGGAGATCATAATGAAGATATATGAAATATTAGGTGAAACTACTACTGCATCAGGTAGTATTTCTGTAGCAGTAAAGCCTGTAGGTAAGATGCAAAGCAGAACTATGTATAACGCAGACGGTACAATGAAAAATGCGTTAGATGGCGATAAATTAATGGCTGGTAAAAAGAAGCCGAAGAAGAACAAACAAGCATAAATACTACTATTAAAGTATTCGGAGATAATTATGACTAAAAAACTTAAAGAAGGCGGCTTAGGCGATCTAGCACATGCAGCTGAACGTGACCACGAAGTACAAATGGCACGAGCAGATCTGTATAAGATTGCAAAATATGCTATCAAACTACACGATATGCTTAAAACAGTAAGTGAAGCTGAAGGCATTGAAGGTTGGCAACAATCAAAAATTACAAAAGCAGCAGATTACATTGGATCAGTATACCATGCTATGGATTACGATATGAAATTTGCAGAATCTAAAAGCACAAAAAATGTTATGAATCGTTCTAAGACAATGACTGAAGAATCATACTTAGAATCAATGCAAGCAAAAGTAGCAAGCAAACTTGCTGAATCTGAAGCATTATGTTCTGAATGTGGCAAGCCAAGTTATACTACATTAGGCTTATCAGAAGATGAATTATCTGAAGTAGCTGGTCCTGAAAAGTGTTGGAAAGGCTACAAGAGAGCTGGAACACAAGCTGGTACTGGTCAGAACGCAGGCAAACGTGTTAATAAGTGTGTGAAAGCATAAGTTACTATGCGTGTATCTGAAGGCATATTTGATTGGTTCAAAAAGAAAGAAAAAACAATCGGCGATAGTCCCGAATACAAAGGCTGGTTGAACATTTATCTTAAGAATCCTGATGTTGCTGAAATGCACAAGCGTCATAAAGAATTTTTACAATACTATCAACAATCACAAAAGAATGAAGAACTTGACTTTGGTAAAATGTGGAATACTTTAATGCATGGCCCTAACGATGATTTTCCAAAATATTTAGAGTTTGCTCAAAGTAAAATGAATTACTTACCTGATGACAGAATACGCAAACGTTTAAAGATGAAGTTTCCAAAAATTATGCCTGTAGACATTGAACGTGTAATTAAAAAAATACAAACACTAAGAGCAAACAGATCATGAGTGATAACTTTTACGAAATGAGTGCAAAGATGAAGGAACTATTTCCTTCAAATCCTGAAGCAGACAAAAAAGCTCTACTTGCAATGGCCGGTAATACAACACCAGTTGAAACTCCAACAGTGGTACAAGAGAGTGTAGAAGTAGCACAAGGTTCACTACAAATGGACAAAGACTATAGTATTTCAGACTTTGCGGCATTAGCCGGAGTTAGTCTTACAGAAGGCAAACAAAAAACAGGCAGTGCAGGACAACTAAAAGGCAAAGATGCAATTACTAAAAGTGCTACTCCAGGTGGCAACGAATCACCACATCCTGCTAGAAACAAATTAGTAGGAGAAGCTGAAGAAGATCGTATTACAGCATTAGAGCGCAGAATAGAAGCACTTGAATCAATGCTTAGTGAGCGTGAACTTAGCAAAGGCGAAGAAAAAGAAAAAGAACGTCTTGTTAAAGGTATGAAGAAAAACAAAAGTGATTTCAAGGATCGCTATGGCAAGGATGCAGAAGCAGTTATGTATGCAACAGCAACCAAAAACGCCAAAAAGAACGAATCTATCAAAGATCAGCTTCTTAAAATGCTTGACGAAAAAAAGCAAAAATAATACTTGACAACTACTAAAAAATAACGTATAATATACTTAAACTACAAGGAGTAAATTATGAGTGAACGTACCTATGGTGCAGAAGAAAAGGCAAAACTTGAGCGTCTTGTTAACGAAGGCGTAACAGTATTGCAAGAGATTGAAGACCTAAATGCAGGTTTGAAAGATACTGTAAAAGCAGTAGCAGAAGAATTAGATGTAAAACCTAGTTTAATTAACAAAGCAATTAAGATTGCACAAAAAGGCGAATGGTTAAAGGTTGCAGATGAGTTTGATGACTTAGAAACACTAGTAGCTACAGTAGGAAGAGATAAAGTCTAGTGCAAAAAATAAAAGACTTTTGGATCAACAGTTATAAAAGTGACAAAATTGCATTTGCATTTGAACTTGTTAGTTTTGTCTTTACAGTAGCCGCTAGTTTAACATTAGCGTTTAATGCTAGAGATCCTAATATGTTAATTATCTATCCGTTCTTTTTTGTAGGATCGATTACACAGTGTTATGCCGCCGTTAGAAGAGGTGCGGCATGGGTTATGTTACTAACAGGATACTTTGCTGTTATTAACGTGTTTGGATACGGAGTGGCTGCTGGATGGTGGTAAAACCGTATCAATGGTTAGCGTGGGTAGCTACAGTATGTTTACTAACAGCCGCTACCCTAGCCGCATTTAATGTTTACCCTTTGTACATTTGGGCATTCATTATTAGCAACAGTCTATGGATACTTGTTGGTATCTTATGGAAAGAAAAAAGTTTAATTGTTATGAACGCAGGACTAACCGTAATTTATGTTGCGGGCTTGTTGTTTTAATAAGTATTAATAACGCCAATAGCAATAGCTAGGCATGTATGAAGGTTAAGTTGGCCATAAGCAACGAAGGAGACATATGAGTTACGTAGACGCACTATTTGATCGCGACTCTGACATAATCAGAGTAGTTGAACGCAAAGACGGAAAAAGACATTATCACGAGTATAATGCAAAATACACATTTTATTACGAAGATCAAAGAGGCAAGTACAAGAGTGTATTTGGTGATCCTCTAACACGTATTGTATGTAAGAACACAAAAGACTTTCGCAAAGAAGTTGCTATCAACAGAGATAAAAAACTATTCGAAAGCGACATTAATCCTATTTTTCAATGTTTAAGTGAAAACTATCTTAATCAAGATGCTCCTAAACTAAACATTGCTTTCTTTGATATTGAGACAGACTTTGATCCAGAGCGTGGCTTTGCTGATCCTGCTGATCCATTCATGCCTATTACAAGTATATCTGTATACTTACAGTGGATGGAGACAATGGTGTGCTTGGCTGTTCCGCCTAAGACACTTACAATGGAGCAAGCTAAAGCAGAACTAGAAGGCATTGAAAATGTAATGCTGTTTGAAAAAGAAGGTGAAATGATTGATACCTTCTTAACGCTAATTGAAGATGCTGATATTTTGTCAGGTTGGAACAGTGAAGGTTATGATATTCCGTATACTGTAAACAGAACAAGTCGTGTACTAAGCAAAGATGACACACGTAGATTCTGCTTGTGGGGGCAATTGCCCAAGAAACGTGAATATGAAAAGTATGGTAAATCAGCTGTTACCTTTGACCTAATAGGTAGAGTGCATTTAGATAGTTTGGAATTATATCGTAAATACACATATGAAGAACGACACACTTACAGGCTTGATGCTATTGGCGAAATCGAAGTTGGTGAAAACAAAGTCCCTTATGAAGGCACTTTGGATCAGTTGTACAACAATGACTTTAGAAAGTTCATCGAATACAACATACAAGATACCGCACTACTGGACAAGCTGGACAAAAAACTAAGATTTATTGATCTTTCAAATACTGTTGCACACGAGAATACAGTCTTGTTACAGACCACTATGGGTGCTGTTGCTGTTACAGAGCAAGGTATTATTAACGAAGCACACAATAGAGGCTTACAAGTTCCTAACAGACCTAAACGTGACGACACAGAGAACACACAAGCCGCTGGTGCTTATGTTGCGTTTCCAAAGAAGGGTTTGCACAAATGGATTGGTTCAATGGATTTGAATTCACTGTATCCTAGTGTTATTAGAGCTCTTAATATGGCGCCTGAAACTATCATAGGGCAAATACGCCCAGACATAAGCGAAGCCCGTGTACACGAAGATATGACGCTTAAAAAGAAGTCATTTGCGGGGTCTTGGGAAGGACGCTTTAGTACAGAAGAATACGAAGCAGTCATGGAACAAAAGCGTGATATTGCACTAACTATTGACTGGGAGTCTGGTGGTAGTGATGTACTAAGTGGTGCTGAAATATACAAAGCAGTATTTGATAGTCAGCAACCTTGGATGCTTAGTTCAAACGGCACAATTTTTACAACACAGTTTGAAGGTGTTATTCCGGGTATTCTTAAACGTTGGTATGCTGAACGTAAAGACATGCAGAAGATGTTAAAGAAAGCAAAGGACGCAGGCAATGCTGCAGAGATTGAATACTGGGACAAGCGACAGTTAGTTAAGAAGATTAACTTGAACAGTTTGTATGGTGCTATTCTTAATCCAGGTTGTAGGTTCTTTGATAAACGTATTGGACAGAGTACAACACTTACAGGACGTACTATTGTTAAACACATGTCAGCGGAAGTAAACAAGGTTATTACAGGTACATATGATCACGTTGGTGAAGCAATGATATATGGTGATACTGACTCTTGTTACTTTAGTGGATATCCTACACTTAAAAGTGAAATTGATGCAGGTAACATTCCATGGGACAAAGATAACGTAATTACATTGTACGACCAAGTATGTGAAGCAGCAAATACTACGTTTCCAAAGTTTATGTTAGAAGCATTTCATTGTCCTAAGAGTAGATCAGATGTTATTGCGGCGGCTAGAGAGATTGTTGCACAAAGCGGATTGTTTATTACTAAGAAGCGTTATGCGGCACTAGTATATGACATTGAAGGTTTTAGAAGCGACACAGATGACAAACCAGGTAAAGTAAAAGCAATGGGCTTAGACTTGCGTAGATCAGATACTCCTGTGTTTATGCAACAATTCCTAAGTGAACTACTACTAATGGTACTTACAGATATTCCACAAAAACAAATACTAGATCGTATTACAGAATTCCGTAAGGAGTTTAGTGAACGTCCAGGATGGGAGAAAGGTGCTCCAAAACGTGCAAACAAAGTTGGACACTACAGACGCTTAGAAGAAAAACAAGGCAAGGCAAATATGCCCGGACACGTTCGAGCAAGTATTAACTGGAACACACTCAAGCGTATGAACGGAGACAAGTACTCGCAAGAGA